ACCGTGCCGGGCACGTCTGTCTGGGTGACTGATACGGTCTGAGGCGCTGCAGGGACAGACCCGCCCTGCGTGGCCATGTCTGACTGCATGAGCGGCGTCACCGCATAACTCGTTACCCCGTCAGCCCGTACTGTAGCCTCATATTCGCCAACTGCAGCATACACGCCGAAGCGGATGCCGTCCGTGGATTCAAACTCGGGGCACTGCACTGTAACGGACGACTGCCCGCTCGGGATGATCCCGATGTCGAAGCCGTCCGGATCGTTGAGCGTCATGAATCTGACGACCATGAACGCATCCTCGACATTTGACCGGTTATCTGCGGAGATGGCCGCCCTGTGCGTAGTCTGATCAGCGCTCACCGTCAGATTTGTCGGCGCGCGGAGCTTGCCGACTGCTGCCAATGTAGCCGCGCCGTATGTCGTCTTGCGGTCGTGGATCGTGTTGACGCGAATAAAGAGGCACTGATCAGCGCCTACCTGCGCGTCGAGCGAGAATGCCGCCGCGTCTGATCCATCCTTATAGGCCAGCGTCATCGCGTCCGTCCATGTCGCTGTATCCGGGCAGGTCATCCCCGACTCGGGAGCGACAAAAGCGTACTGGACGTTGATGCTGTCGACCGGATGCGACGCGTCCTTAGGCGTGTCCCACTTGACCGTACACAGATACCCGCCCGCGTCGGTCTCACTTGCGCTCGCTGTGATGTTTTTTGTTTGGTATGTAACCGAATACACATGACGCGCATAAACCCAGTCAGACTGCCCGTGTGGGCCCTGAGAGCGCAGGCGGAACCAGCGCGTGTATGCCGTCCCGCGGTTGATCACCGAGGAGTCCTCTGTGATGGTCGCGGAGCTGTTCGCGCTTGATGCGGCATAATTCACCCACTTACTGTGTGGGATCTTCGAGCCATCTGTGATGTTGGACTTGGGGACCAGCGCCGTCTGGCACTGCACACGTGAACACCATCTCGCATTATCCGCGGCCGCTACCGTCGTCCATGTGAACGTGCAGACGTTGGTGCTGTCGTTGGACAGGGCGACGGTCAGCTTCGGCTTGTTCGGGAGCTGTACCGTGTAAGCCTTTTCCGACCATGCAGACACGAGCGGATTGATGGTGTTGTCCTTCTCCTCGAAAGACGCACGCCTTCCGCGGATCCTCACGTGGATCGCTGTCAGGATCGTCTTCGTATTTGGAAAAAACTGCGACGCATTGACCGAGATTACTTTCTTTGTTGTTGTCTTGCCGATCGGCACGTCGATCCACTTCCCGGAGCCGATCTTGTACTGCATGTTCTGGCCTTCGTTGTAATCCTTATCGCCAATCTTCCAGGAAACTATGAAATTCGCGCCGGATCTCTTTATGGACAGCCCTGTGGGCTTAAATGTCGTATATGCCATTATGCAGTCCTCGCTTGTAGCTTAAATTCCTTCGCGAAGCGGATCGCCCAGTCTTCCGGGTTCTCCGCGCCGTTTACGGTTACGTACACATTAGTGTTTCCTCCGGATGCCTCGCGGATGTCTGCGAGCAGGTTCTCACGTCCATACAGCACCTCGTCGTGAGCTTCACCTGCGCCGAAGATCGTCGGGTTGCGGAACAGGTACGGCGTAGACGTCGCCTTGTCCCACCAGCTCGTGCTCACCCATGGAGTGCTTCCGGTCTCGGCGTTAAAACTGCCGTTCATGTAGAAGTGAGGGACACGGATGTGCTGCTCGAAGCTGAGATCGACGCTGCTGAATCGGCTCTCCAGTCTGTCGAGCGCTGCGTCGGCCCTGTTATAGGCGTCATTCATGACAGCCCCGAGGGTTTCAGCGATGCCCGCATTCTTGATCGCCATCTGGGAGTTTGCCATTGTCCGTGCGAAGCTCTGCCCGAACTGTGTGGACTGCTTGGTCGCAGTCTGCGCGGACTTGTTGAGGTCCGTAAAGGAGACCGTCAGGGTCTTGATCTGAGACGCAGCCGCGCCTGCTCCGGATGCGGCGGCATTGATGTCGCCGACACCTTTCGCGGTAGCACCGAGAGTCGCGCCAAGGTCGAGCACGCTCGTGTCCTTGGTCAGACTGATCACTGCGCCGGCCAGCATCTCGAAGCCTGTGCCCGCGTTCAGAGCCGCTTCGCCCATGCTGTCGAAAATTCCGGCGACTGCACCGAGAACGCCCTCCACGCCGCCGCTGATCGCGTCAATGACCTGCGTGATGCCGTCAGAGACCGTCGTGATCGTACCGTCGACAGTCTCTCCGATATTCGTCACGACCGAGTTGATCTCCGGGGCGTTGGCGCTGATCGTCTCGACAAGACTGCCCACAGCGTCCACGACCTTGGCGATGCCGGTGCAGGCGAGATCCACGCCCCCGCCTATCGCGAGGAGCGCGACGCCAAACACGCCGATCCCGACTGCTCCGGCTGTCAGCGCCGGACCGCATGCCGCGGCGACGCCCATAAGCGCGCCGATGCCGATCGCCATGCCCGCGAGTGTAGCGATAGCCGGACCGCCTGCAGAGGAGACCTCGATCGCAGAGTCGGCCAGCACGCGGAAGGCTTCCGCCGCTATGAAGAGCGCCACCGCCGCGCCGATCATGGAGATCGCGCCCGCTGCCGCGCCCTGGATCGCTCCGCCTGCTGCAGCTACCGGAGCCGTCGCCGTTCCCGCAGCGCTCGCGACACTGCCGAGGCTTCCGGTCAATGACCCGATGCCGCCGACCAGCGACGAGATGCCGCCGATGGCCTTCCCGCCGATGACGAGCAGAGGACCAGCCACAGCAGCGACGCCTGCGATCTTGATGATCGTCTCCTGCATCTCCGGACTCAGTCCGTTCCAGGCTTCACTCAGGTCCTTCACGCCGGTAGCGAGCCCGCCTAGCACGTCCGTGATCAGAGGAGCCGCAGCGTCGACGAGGTCAGCGCCGACGAGCTTGAGCTCGTTCATCGTCGTCTGGAACTGATCCAGCGGGTCCTGCGTGTCCTCGAAGGTCGTGCTGACCGAGTCGCCCCAATCTCTGACCGTGTTCGTGAGCTCGTCGAAGGACAGCCTGCCGTCTTCCACTGCTGCGGCGATCGCTGGCCCTGCCTTGGCTCCGAAGAGCTCCATGGCGGCCTGCGCTGCCTCTGTATCCGTGGACGCGTTCGCCATCTGCTCCTGCAGATCCGCGAGTGCGTCTGACATCGAAACACCGTCCTTCGTGGCGTTCTGCAGTGCCTTCTTGAGGCCTGTCATGACCGCCGAGCTGTCGACGCCGCTCTTCTCCAGGCTTGACAGGAAGCCGATCGACGTGTTGATGCCGAAGCCCATCTCCTGCAGCGCTGTGCTGTTCGTGAGGAGCGACTGCGCCAACTTGTCCATCGGGACGCCGGTGTTCTGCCCGGCTTTATTCAATATGTCAAGGACGTCCGCGGCGTCTTCCGCCTCCAGCCCGAAGGCGGCCATTGCGGCCTGCACGCTGTCGATGGACGAGTTAACGTCCGTCCCGTTTAATTCTGCGAATTTGATAAACTGAGCCGACAGATCCTCGAGGGCCTGTCCTGTCACCCCGAAGCGGGTGTTGACCTCTCCGATCGCGGTGCCAGCCGTGGCGAAGTCCGTCGGAATCGTCGTCGTCAGGTTCCGCAGGATCTGGCTCATGTCATCGAGGGCCTCGCCGGAGGCTCCCGTTTTCTGCACGATAGTGTCGAGCCCTTCGTCGACTGACCGCCAGGCCGCGACGGATGCGGTGCCGACCGCCATGATCGGAGCCGTGAGGCCCTTGGTCATAGCAGTGCCGGCGCTGTTCATCTTCTTGCCGATTGCCTCCGACATGGACGCGCCTGCCACCTTACCGGCAGCAGCACCGGCGGGCTGCGCGGCTGCAGTCAGATCATTCGTTATAGTCTGTTGTGCGCCCTGCATAACCGGCGTAACGGTTATTGTCGCTTGTGCAATTTCTGGCATAGCGTCTTCCTCTTGTTCTCGATCCAGGCGTGGAGCTCCTTCGGAGGGAGCGGGCCCTTGCCGATGTGCCGCTCCTCGACGTCAGGCTTGCGCCATGGCGTCTTGTATTTCGGCGGCTTCCTTGCGGGCTTACGCTCTGCGATAGCCACGACGTTTGCATTGATCTGCGCGAGCATATCCCAGATGTCCGCGAGGATCCTGTTCGTCTGCAGCGTCCCGTGCCATTTAGACTCTTCCGGGTAGATCTCACGCATGATTGCCGAATCCGGACCGATACATTTAAAAAAAGAATCGAGCGCATCCCAGGATAGGGTGCGCCCGATGTCATTAATCTCGTGACCTGTCTGCGTGAGCAGGTCGTGCTCTATAGCCTCGCGATGATCGAGCACAACTCGCGCGAGGCTCATCATTCCCCCGCAGACTTGCCGCCCTTGCTCGTCTCTGTTTTCCACGCCTCGATAATGGCGTTCCACTCGTCGAGTGTTAAGGTGTCCGCGATCTCTGCCGGGATGTATTTGCGCATGAACTCCACGGTCCCCGCGAAGGTGTCGAGCCCTACCCACTCCTGAGGGGTGAGGCTCCCGCCCAGCGGGATGTTGAAGGAGTCATCGCCGATATTGACCTTTAAGGTCTTTACGATGTTTCTCTTAAGCGTAAATTCAGGCATCGGTTCCTCCCTTTTTCGTTAGCCTTCTTCCATGATGAACTGGAGCCCGTCATTCCCCTGCGCGGTGATGGTGGGCGTCCAGCGGATCGCATCGCCGGGCGTGAAGCTGACGTTGTCGACCGCGGTGATCTGCCCGTAAGAGCAGCCGACCGCCATCAGATCGTCGCCGTCCTTCATGATCCACAGATACGCTTCCGGAGCCGGAAGATCTCCGTCGGACAGATTGACCTTGACGACGTCGCCCGTCTTCGTGACATTGGCCGCGCCTACAACAGTTTTGAGAACCTCCTCAGTCGTGTCCATGATCGGTGACTGAATCGTCTCACTGTGGTCAGTGAGGACCGAGCGCTTGATCTTATTCGCCCAGTTTCTCAGATTGGTCACGCTCTTATTGAGCGCGAGAGTGATGCCTGCATCAGACACATCCCCAGCGTGGACCCATGCCTGACCGAGCGCGTCAGACAGTGTCGCCGGGAGCGCTGTGCCTGCGGGTGCGTGGTAGAACATACCGGTAGCCTGACCGATACCAAGTTTAACATCCATATTTAAACCTCCACTATCTGCCTGTGCGCCGTCACGGCGATCCGCGCGGAGCACATGGCAAGATCCGGCCTTACGGGATCAGCGCCCCAGGAGCCGGATGTATTTATAGTTACATGGCGGAGAGCAGTGGTCTGCTCCTTCGCCGTCTGGATCAGGATCGCGACCGCCGTGTTCAGGTAGCCGAGCGCGTCTGCCTCCGTCTCCGCGCGGGAGTCCAGGACGACCTCGAACGTGTCGATCGTGTCCGCCTGCGTGCCGCCCACCTGTGTGATCAGGATGTTCGGCAGGCTGTATTCCGCGGGGAGTGGTCTGCAGTAAGCTGTCTGATAGGGCAGCAGCGCCGTCCTGACCTCCTCCTCAATATCAATAGATCTGTTTATGGTCATCCTGTCACCGCCTTGCTGAGGATCTTGTTCTCGGCTTCCTCGGCCGAGGTCGCGTCGTCATTAGCGACCACTCGCGCGATCGGACGCGTCACGCCATAGGCACTATCCTGAAACCGTGGCTCGTCAGATGTTTCGACATGGAAGCCCGTACCGGTCGATACGTATCCGTTCGCTCTATCAGCGATTGTCTGAGCGGCCGATTCCACAAGATTTGCCGCACCTTGCAGGCATTCAGAAAAGCCTTTCGGGTCAAATTTGATCGTAATCTGCGTCATCCCTGCCACCTCTCAATATTGAGCTGCATATGGCTGACGCGCCCTGTGGCACTCTTCCACTTCTTTGGCTTTCCGTTGATCTCATATACAGTCCCGTCATATTCGATCCTGTCGCCCTCAATCACATCTGAGTCATAAGGCAGATATACCGTCAGCCCTTCGCTGATCCCGAGCACACGGCCGTCTTGTGACAGCCCTGTTGATGTAGGCTGTACTGAGCAGCCTGTGATCTCGAGACTATCTGCGTTATTCCAGTCCGGTATCACAGACCCCCGTGAGGTTGTTGTGCCCGGCCGGATCCTTATCACCGTTTCTTCACACCATCTGGGGAGCATGTCAGAACACCCCCCTCAGCCTGTACGGTGACAGGACTTCTTTGTTATCGTCTGCCAGCGCCGTTGCTCTTGAGTTATTGATCCATGATGCGTTATATGTGATAGACACGCCTCCAGTCGTCTCTGACTGGATTCCCTCCGGTGATGCCAACGCATGTACTACACGATGCGCGATCAGCTCCTTAATTCCGGCAGAAGCGCCTTCCGGGAGCCCGGCAGTGTATCTGATCACTACAGGCGTCCACATCTTCAGGTGCGACCAGCAGATTCCATGCACGCGCAGGATGCCGTTCGGCATTAGGACATAAGTCCCGTCAATAATCTCGTCCCCAATCTGTATTGATTCGATCGAAGACACGAATGTCGCAGGAAGCTGGATCATCATGACATGATCATTGACTGACACTCCTTTGTCGTAGAGTGTCGTGTTCAATTCACAAGCCATCGATGGGAATACATGCCATCCGCAGTAGTTCCGTATCGCGTTTGACGCAGCATTAATGTCCGGCTCCACACGGCTGTCTGAGATATATTTTTCTGCGGTGAAATAGTTAAACTCTGAGAGCGTCATCATGCCGGGGATTTCGTTGACATCCGTCAGGCTGTAGCCCCAGGTCGTAAGAATACTCATTTTTTCTTCACCGCCTTCGCTTTGTTCGCAGGCTTTACCGCCTTGTTCAGCGGTTCCGCCGCCTTTTTCGGCTTGAGTTCGACAGCTCCTGCAGGTTGTTCGCCTTCCTCGAACTGCCACTCGACGCCTCTCCATAAATAGCTCTTAAGCATTGGATCACCGCCTTTCAAAAAAGGGAGGCACCGAAGTGCCCCCTGATCTATGCAACGTATTAGGACGCCGCCTTCGTGATCTTGCAGAAGCCTGCAGGGATGCGGG